TGAGCAACTTAGTAAACGTGTCAAACAACCCACGTTTCGAAGGGCTAGTTCGTGACGGTATAGCAACTGGTATGCGTTTTATTGCAAACGTATATGGGTTTGACGTATACTGCTCAAACTTCCTACCAACAGCAACCGACAACGCACTTCCAGATTTAGCTGCTGCTAACCAAGATTACTCATCAACAAACGGTGTTGTAAACTTGTTCTTCTCAGCAGATCAGTCTGTAAATCCATTCGTGGGTGCGTTTAGACAGCAACCTCAGGTTGACTACGACTACAACAAAGACTTCCAAAGACACGAGTTTGTAACAACTGCTCGTTATGGTGTCAAGTTGTACCGTCCTGAAAACATGGTTCGTGTTGTCACGAAACCAACAGTAGCGTAAGGAGGTAGATTAATGAGTTATGTAAACGCAGACGGTCTAGAAGTTCTTACCGCAGGTGAACAGGGAACTCCAGCAAAGCGTGGAACTTCTCTTTCAAGTCAGAAGAAAGCATTAGTGATGACTATCACTGGAACTGATTTAGGTACTGGCGCAGCCACCCCTCAGGACCATGATGCTTTTATTCCAGCAGGTTCGTACATCACTGGTGCTCACCTTATTGTAACAACAGCTTTCACCTCAGGTGGTAGTGCTACACTAGGTATTGGTACTTATCAACAAGACGGTACAACCGTTGATGCTGATGGTATTGATGCTGCAGTAGCCGTAGCTGATCTTGCAGTTAACAAAGCAGTAGCTTGTAACGGTGCAGTAGTAGGCGGTACAGCAACTGTTGGTGCAGCAGATGTTTATGTCGAAGCCCTCTATGGCACAGCAGCCTTTACTGCTGGTGTAGCCAAGTTGGTTATCGAATACATCGAGCCTTAAAAGCTTTGGGTGTTCCTTCGGGAGCACCCTACTCATTCCCTAGGAGATATTAATGGCAAACGTAAACCACTCTACTCTTTCTGATCCTTACTTACATGAACCTAAAGGCGTTGCTTCAGCAAGTAGTGGTGACGTTTACTTAGCTAACGGTTCTGGTTCAGGTACTTGGACTTCAAGACAAGCAATACTAACAGTTCAGTTTCCAGACATTTCATCTGCAAGTAATCTTTATGTGCCTATACCTTACGCAGGAACTGTAACTAAAATACAAAGTGCTTTGACAGCAGCTATATCTGGTGGAGATGCTGTATTTACTGTAACTAATTCATCGGGTTCTTCAATGGGAGTCCTTACTATAACTCAATCAGGTTCTGCTGCAGGTGACGTAGATACACTAACACCTTCATCGAACAACACAGTTACAGCAGGAAGTTTTATAAAGATAGCGTGTGCAGGTGCACCAAGTTCACACGTTGAAGCTTGCATAGTTATTTGCGTGGATGGATCGTAATGAAAAGTAATCTATTACAAATAGTACAGTCTATTCTATCTGACATGGATTCAGAGGATGTAAACACTATCTCTGATACAGTAGAAGCTCAACAGGTAGCCTCAGTAGTAGAAGATACTTACTTCAACATAATTGCAGCTAGAGATATACCAGAGCATAACAAATTAATACCTCTAGTTTCTTTAACTAACAATGCAAAACCTACACACTTTACTTATCCTGCAAGAACAAAACAATTAATGCGTCTTGACTACAACATAGGAACAGCTTCTGTACCTGACTATAGAGAAATAGTTTATGTAGAACCTTTAGTGTTTATAGACAGAATGGACGAGACAGCTAAGAAAGTTACAACGGTAGATCAATCAGTAGAATTGTTTGTAGGAAATGACAAAGACCCATCTTATTATACTTCTTTTAACGACAACCATATTATTATGGATGCCTACGATGCTTCAGTAGAAGCTAATTTAGCAGCTAATAAAACAAGAGCGTTCTGTGCTATATACCCAACCTTCAGTCAAACAGATGCTTTCGAGCCTGACCTAGATCAAACACTAATGCCTTTACTATTGGCTGAAGCTAAGTCAGCTTGCATGAGTTTATTTAAGGGCGGCTCTGATCCTAAGGTTGAGCAGTCTGCACGTAGGTTAAAGTCTTACGTACAAAACGATCAGTATAAAACTAGACTAGCTTCAAGAAATCAGTACGGAAGAACTTAATGATTGAAATAGATGTTGACACAGTGAACCAACATTGTGTAGTAAAGTCTGATAAGATGTTGTCAGAGATTTATGTCAGTAAAGAAGATAGTGGTTACAGTTTTTTTAGAGTAAAGTTTGAGAAGGGTTCAGTACCAAGTGAACTATCTGGCAGATACTCTAGCCTACAAAAAGGCAAAGAAGCTGTAGAGCATTACTTAACAAACAAAGTAAAAACTAAAACTGTTCAGCGTAATGAATACGCAGACCAACGTGAGAAAGAACGCAATGGCTCAAAGTCTAAGTCAAAAAGCAGTTAACAACTTTGTCAAAGGTCTTGTAACTGAGGCTGCTGAACTTACATTTCCTGAAGGTGCTTCTGTTGATGAACTAAACTGTGACCTACGTAGGGATGGTACTAGACGTAGACGCTTAGGCGTAGAGTATGAGACAGGTAATGTTTTATCCTCTTTTACTCTAAGTGATGCAGAGCAAACTGCTACAGGTTCTTGGGTTAATGTTGGAGGTAATGCTGACTTAGAGTTCTTAGTCCTTCAAAAGGGTGCTAGACTTTACTTCTATAACAAGGGTGCTTTACCTTACTCTAACCAAGTAGAATCAAACTCAGTTAACCTAGCTTCTTATCAACAGTCTGGTTCTAACGGTGCAGACACAGCTAAGTGTCAGTTTACTTCAATCAAGGGTACTCTAGTTGTATCATCACCTGAGATAAACACTATAGCTATTCAGTATAGTTCAGGTACATTTACTGTTACTCAGGTAAGTTTTGAAATAAGAGACTTTGAGTTTCAAGGTGACACAAGTACTTACTTTACAAACGATAGTTCTCCTTCACAAAACAGAAAGTATGACGCACAAAATGCAGGTTGGAACACAGGTAATGGTGCACCTACAGACTTAACTAAAAGACTTACTCATCCTTGGTACGCAGGTAAAGATAGTGATGGTAACTACGATAGTGCGGAATGGGAAAAGATTTACGGTGGTACAACTCTAACAGGTAACGGTCACTACAAACTAGACTTCTTTACAAAGAACAGAGGTTCAGCCTCAGGTTTGTCAGGCTTAACTAAGATGACTGATACAGAAGCATCTAGGTTTAGATGTGCTGAGTCTTTCTCTGGTAGAGTTTTCTACGCAGGTATTGACAGTGCTGAAAATGCTGGTACAATACTCTTCTCTAAACTTGTTGAGACAGTAGATGACTTAGGTGTTTGTCACCAACAGAATGACCCTACTTCAGAGTACCTTTCTGATCTATTAGATACAGACGGTGGTACTATAAGAATACCAGATGCTGTTAAAATACAAAGACTATACGCTTACCAAAACTCTCTCTTTGTGTTCGCTGAGAATGGTGTGTGGCAAATCTCTGGTGTGGACGGTGTGTTTAGGGCAGCGTCCTTTTCTATAAACAGGGTTACTAGAGTTGGTATCTTACAGCCTCAGACATTTGTTGAAGCTGAGGGTGTTCCTTTCTGGTGGTCAAGGTTTGGAATACACACACTACAAACAGATCCAGTGTCAGGTCAAGGTCAAGAACAGAACATAACAATACCTACAGTTCAAACCTTTTGGGATGCTATTGATGCAGACGCTAAACTAAAAGTAACTGCAGTTTATGATGCTATTAACAAAAGAATATACTGGGGTTATCCCGATGCAAGTGAAACTGTAGCTTCTAAACTAAATAACTTCTTAATTCTTGATGTACCTCTACAAGCTTTCTTCCCTTGGAGAATATCAGATCAAACGTCTAACACAGACTGTGTGGTTGGACTAGCTTTTTACTCAGGGTATGGTGCTAGTGAAGTAGCTCTAGACGTTACATCAAACAACGGTGCAGATGATGTTGTTACGTCTAATGGTAATGACGTTGTGTCTACACAAATATCCAATACAAACACAGGAGACCCAGCTATTGTTCTTATCTGCAGAGAAGGGTCAAACAACAAGATAACCTTTGGTGCATTTACAGGAATTACTTTTCTTGATTGGACAAACACAAACTACTCATCATTTGCTGAAACAGGTTATGATTTTGTAGGTGACTTAGTAACTAAAAAGAACGCACCTTACATTGTTACATACTGTAGGGTAACTGAAACAGGATTTACTGGTAATGAGAATGATGGTTACGAAGCTGTAAGGCCATCAGGTTTAAAAGTTTCTGCTTCTTGGGATTTTGCTGAAGCCTTTGGTACAGCACAACAAGTGTATAGATTGAAGTATCCTTTGTTTCCTAACAACAGTAACCTTAGTGACTTCAACTATCCAGATGATGTCATAACTTCAAGAACAAAAATACGTGGACACGGACGATCCATGAGAATAAAATACGAAAGTGAACAGGGTAAAGACTTCTTGCTCCTAGGTTGGGGCTTGGTACAAGGAAGGAACCCTAGATACTAATGTTAATACGTGATTTGCGTCAAGAAGACTTGTATGACGTTTTGTACTTCTGTAAAAAGTTCTACAAAAAAGCTGGCTTCGAAGACTTAGGAAAACTTAATCAAGAGAAAACTCTACAATACATAACAGGTCTACTAGAAAATCAACTAACACTATGTAAGGTTGTAGTAGACGATGATGAGATAGAAGGTTTTGCTGCTTTTGCTCTTACAGAAAGTCCTTTTAGTGACGAGATAATAGGATACGAACTTTTCTTTTGGTTAAACAACAAGAACGCTTTTACAGCTAAGAAACTCATAAAAGAGTATGAGGATTGGTGTAAAGAAAAAGGTTGTGTTGCTGTACGTTTTGGTAGTATAGCTGCACTAGAAGATGATAAATTTTTAAAGTTTTTAACTAAGCAAGGTTTTACCAAAAGAGAAACCTTCTTCACGAAAGGAATATAATATGGCTTTTGTCCCTGCTCTAGGTGCTGCACTTTTAGGTACTGGTGCTTCGGTTGCAGCAGCTACTGTGGTTGGTGGTATTGTAACTGCTGGTGCTGTAGCAGGTACTGTTGCTACAGTTAAATCTGTTAAGTCTGCCAAAGCTGCCTCTGCTACTGCTGTACAAGTCGCACAAACACAAGTGCAACAACAAAAAGTAGCTGCTACAAGACAGCGAAGACAGGCTGTAAGAAGTTTTATTAGGCGAAGATCACAGCTTAGAGCCGCTGCTGCTGCAGGTGGTATCCAAGGATCAGGTGTTGCAGGTGGTTTAGCTAGTTTGTCATCTCAGTATGGAGCAAACTTAGGATTTGGATCACAAATGGGAGCTTTAAGTGGTCAGATTACTACACTCTCTGGTATACAAAGTACTCAACAAGCACAATCTGGTATGTATAGTAACATAGCAAGTTTAGGTTTTGGTCTTGCTGGTGCAGGTATGAAGTTTGGTGGTGGTATAGGTGACGCTGTAGACACTAGAATTATGTCAGATACTTACATATAGGGTAAATAATGACAACTCTTTTAACTCTTGAAGATAAAGTTTCCAATGAACTAGCTTTAATGGATGATACAGAGGCTGAACTTGAGAAGCCCTATGACCCTAGAAGTCAAGTAAACATCGACAAAGCCCAAGAAGTTTCCATAGCTACAGCTATACCTGTTGATCAGGTAGAGGCTGAGGTTGCTATGGGTGACAATACTGCTGAGGTTGTAGCCTTACAACAAGGCGTAAACTTTAACTACGCAGCAGCTATAGAAAAAGCCTACGAAGATGGCCTTAGTGCAGAAGAGATGTCTGAGATAATCAAGGAGCGTACAGAGAAGGGTCAGGATATGACGCTTGGTGAGTACTCCTTGATACAACAGTTGATGTTAGATGACAACGGTGTCAACGGATATGCTGCTCGTACTCTAACAAACATGAAGTCTTGGAATGACTTAGTAACTAAGGAACTAGAAGACAACGATCAGTCGGGTGTATCTAAAATATTGTCATTCTTAGACGTTAATGTACTAAGAGAGATAACTATAGGTGCTTTCGAGAACATAACCTACAGGTCTAACCGTGAAGGTAAAGAAATAAGAGGTGCTTTCAATACACTATCTCCTAACGAGTTCAAGGACTGGGCTAAAGAGTACATAGCAGAACGTAAGAACGAAGGTATCTTCTCTGACGATAGTATCTGGAACCTTTACAAAGCAGCCAATGATGCTACTTACCTAGGTGATGACCCTATGGCAAACCTATGGGCAGTCTTTGGTGTAGTAGATATAGCTACACTAGGGTCTACCAAGGCTGTAACTTCACCTTTGAAGTCTTTAGTAACTAAAGGAGCTAAAGAGTTTGCTGGAGAAGAGGGTACAATACTAAACAAAGTATCTGGTTTGTCAAAGTCTCGTAAACCTGTAGACACTGTGGCTGTCATAAAGGGTGATGAAGCTGCTGCTGAGGTAGCAGGTAAGCTAGTAGATGATACTGGTGCACAGACAGACGTAGTAAATGCAGGACGAACACTACCAGAAGAACTAGACCCTGTGTCAGGACCAGCTAGTAGACCTAATGGTGTTACCTTTAGAGACTTTGTCAGGAAGAACGCTATTACAGAGATGCTAGAAAAGGCTAATCGAAGAGGTAGCTTTGGTGAGTATGTATCAAGAGAAACCTTAGAGAAAGTTTCTTTGGAAACAGCAGCTAGAATATCAGCTAGTGTTAATGACGCAGTAGTCAATGTAAAGAGAACTAAGATTATTGACGAGGGTTCAGAGGACTACAAGGTAGTAGTTAGACTAGGTAAGGATGGCTCAGGTGCTCCTTTCAGAAGAAAGATGGATGCTGA